ATGTATCAGAAGGACGTGTTCACCAAGAAGGACATCCAGAACAAGAAGTACAGCGAGGCGTGGGAGCCGAAAAATCGCTGATCGAAGCTTTGGAGGATCTGGAGTTCGCTTGGTACGAAGCCTGGCGCGCCCTCGCCAGGGCGTGGGGTGACCTCAAGAGAATTTGGCAAGAAACCCAGGAGGAGATGAGTGCTGAACAGAAACAGCGTTGATTATCAGGCGACCGTGAAAACCCTGAGAAACTCAAAGAGCATCGCGGTACAAAAGGTTGCACTTTCTCTTGAAATCGCAGCTCTGTCCATTGAGGGCGCGTCAGAGGTTTTCAAAGCTATGGTGAGCGATCCACTCCTCGGAGCCTTCAAAGCGAAGGTCGTTGAGGCGCTCTACGAAGAAAAGATCAAACTGCTTCGGGAGGAGCTGGATGAAATCGAAAAAGAAGAAAAAACGCGTCCAGGGAACGTGCCGTAGGTGTGGCCGCGCGCTGCGCACCGCGGACTCTGTGGCTGTGGGCTTCGGGCCCACCTGCTGGGAGAAGCGTGAGGGGACGGTTTTCCAGAAACTGCAAGCCATGGGTCAAATGACATTTGGATTTTATCAGGACCGGCCGACTTTCTGCCGATGAAGAAGAGCCCCCGGAGATCTCAGGGGCTCAAAGGGCTCACTGATTAGGCTGCTTGTTTCTGCGCCAGGTCCTTGCGGATTCGGCGCATCTTTCCCTGGGTGTCTTTCGCGTAGACCCAGCCATTTTTCTCGCCTGCCACCAGGAACTCGCTCTCGCCAACGTAAACCTTTTGACCAGCGCGCTTCGTGTCCATTTCAGGTTTCACGCTCGCAGCCTTTTCAGTCGCTTTCTGCTTGCTCATCTTTGTCTCCTTTGCCCTCTTTGGGGCCGTTTTCTTAGCTTTCAAAACTTGTCTCACCAAATGCAGCTCCATGTCTAAATTAGCCAGCTTGCTGCTCAAATTCTTGTTAGCCAACCCTTCCAGTGGGCGCCCTTTTAGGTGCTCACCCAGGTTAGCCAATGTGCTCATCAAACGCTTTTCAAGCTGAGTCGCAGAGGTTCTTTTGCCATCAATGTAGTGTCTCATCTCGCCTTTTACTTCAACTGTTCCTGTGTAGCCCATGCGTCCTCCGTTTCTTACTTCTCGGCTTTCGCCAGTAAATCTTGAGCCCTTTTTTCCAACTTGTTCAGGACCTCCCGGCAATCCTGGGCCATTTCCAGACTCTTGCCATTCAGATCCCGCGCCACGTATCTCAGCCAATCGATTTCATACTCCAATGAGCCCAGCTTTCTTCCATCCACCGTCAGCTCTCGCGTTTCCAAGTTCCAATTCACTCGCTTGCTCATGCCCAGATCCATTGCAAAAGCGATGCTAGGTTCCACAGCCCGTGGTTTGGATTTGGGAGTTTGGGTGCTGTAGAACTTTCAGGCAGCAGTTGCAGAATGCAACCCCAAGCCCCTTGAACCAGGAAGGAAAACTCAAATTGTTGATCTTTTAGGCGGTGTTAATCCGATGAATCATAGTGATACGCCACCGTCACCGCCAAGCCCTCGACGTTCGCAAAGGCCACCTCGCCCCACATCCTTTTGGGGAGTTCTTGCTCCAGAAAAGCCGAGTAGGTTTTGACCGCCTGATCCCAGGACATCCTCTCCACCTGCACGGCCTGGTGCTGATGGATCACCAAATATGGCCCTGGCGGGGTGGGCATCCAAACGATCTTGCAATCTCGATCCTCTGGGTTCATCGGGCAGGGGGTCCAACCTGGACGCGTAGGGAATCCTTCAATGCGCTCCACGTTTGGCTCCAGCGCGTTTTATCGCCTTGGGCTTGCCCACGGCATAGCCCTTGGTGATCGCCCAATGTCGGGCATCCTGGCGCTTTTCTTCAATGTGGATCACTCGACCTGCCTGGAGCACAAAGGACAGGTCTTTCAGGGTCTCAATGGAAACCAGCATAGAACCTCCTCGAATGTCACAGCCACGCTTTTAGCAGACCAGGGGCGCGGAGCGAGCGTTTTCTTTGGGGGTCGTGAAATCGTTACAGGGCTGGAGTCAAGGGAATATCCCTGCCTTTACCTGCGGATTTATTCCATCAAGAAAAGGGAGGTAAAGCCAGGAGCTGGGCCTTTGTCTCACAATTTGACATTTTCACGACTCAGATTGAGACTTTCTTCATAGGGGGTTGTTTCATGTACCGCTTTAAGATCGAGAAGTTCCACCAGGAAACCAATGAGAAATTCGAGGTTACCACCCATGAATCCGAGGACGGCCGGAATATCGGCGGCGTCCAGCTCAGCGACGTTCTGCATCTCCAGCTGGTGAGCCTGGGGTCCGTGATGTTCGTGCTGCATGGGATTCGCTATCAGGTCACCGTGGAGGACTCCCATGGCTAAGAAGGGCAAGCTGGATCTGAATGAAGGACAGCTCAAGATGATCGAGAACATGGCGGGCTACCGGATGCCACTGACCAAGATCGCAGTGATTCTCGGGGTTTCGCGCTCACACTTCATCAATCACGCGAACAAAGAGGGGACGCCGATCAATCAGGCGGTTCAGCGCGGCCACGCCAAGTCCACTCTTTCAGTCACGAAAATGGGGTTCTCGATGGCCACGTCAGGGAAGCATCCCGATATGACGCGCTTCTGGCTTCAATCCCAAGAGGGCTGGAAACCCACGGAAGCCGTGGAGCACAAAGGGGATGGCGGCGGCCCCATCGCCACCACGGACATGACCGCAGAGGAAAGACGTAAGGAGATCCAACGGCTCATGGACCTCAGAAAGAAGGAGTTCGGAGAGTGAACGTGATCCGTACAGATCCGTACAGGTCACGTACAGATCATGGGAATCACGAAAAACTCGATTTCCGCTTTGACGCGTCATTTTATGTCATTTCAACCACTTAACTTAGTCTCAAAATAGAACAGAGGGGGTCATAATTTGACTCAATCTGAGAAAAAATGGAGGAACCAGGGCATGGAAACCCTAAAAGTCATCGAAAATGGTCGGGTAAAGACCCTCGCGGAAGTGGAAAAGGACCACATCGCGCGCACTTTCAACCTGTGTCTGGGCGATAAGACCAGAACATCATCGGTTTTGGGCATTTCCAGAGCCACACTCTACAGAAAGCTCAAGGAATACTCGATTAAATTTGTGAAACCATATGAAATCTAAGAGGATTTCGAGACGCGAGGAAGAGCGTCTCATCCAGTTTGAGAACGAGGACAGGATTCTGCGCGCCAGGACCCGTTTCATGTCCTTCGTGACCTACGTGAAACCCAGCTACGACCCCCAATGGTACCATCGGTACTGCGCGGACAAGCTGGATGCTTTCGCGCGTGGGGAGATCAAGCGACTCATGCTGTTCATGCCTCCGCGCCATGGGAAGTCTGACCTCAGCTCCAGGCTCCTCCCCCCTTTCATGATCGGACAAAGGCAGATGCTGGGCCTCCCACAGACCAATGTGATCCTGGCGTCCTATTCCGGCGCGCTCTCGGGTGAGATGAACGTGGATGCCCAGCGCATCATGGAGTCCGCAGCCTACAAGGAGCTGTTCCCTGACTCCCTCATCAACGACGAGACCGGGACCAAGTATGGCCGCTTCGCAAGATCTACGAATAAACTTGAAGTTGTTCACCCAACTGTTGAGAAAGACGGAAGAATTAAGTACGTCAAGCACGCTACGTTCAGGTCAGTTGGTGTGGGTGGAGCGGTCACTGGATTCGGCGCGAACATAATAATTATCGACGACATCCACAAGAACCAAGAGGAAGCGGATTCTTTGGCGTATAGGGACCGTGCCTTCAAGTTCTACCAATCGACTCTGGCAACCCGGCTGGAAAAGGGGGGCCAAGTGCTCCTGCTCATGACCCGCTGGCATGAAGACGATTTGGCCGGAAGACTCCTCAAGCTAGCAGAAGAGGACCCAGAGTCCGACCAATGGGAGACAATCCGCTTTCCAGCCATCGCGGAGTCCATAGATGATCCCATGCGCGACGCAAATGACCACCGGAAGGAGGGGGAGGCTCTTTGGCCTGAGCTGTACCCTGCGGAGGATATGCGGAAGAGGATGAAGTCCGTTGGATCACGCGTCGCAGCTTGTTTGTATCAACAGCGACCCACGCCGCAGGGCGGTGGCGTTATCAAAAGGAAGTGGTGGAGATACTACGAGAACGTGCCTGATGACCCTGGGATCGTGGTCCAATTTTGGGATTGTGCCCAGAAGCCTGGGATCTCGAATGACTACTCCGTGTGCGCGACGTGGAAGTGGATTCCCACGCGGGGCTACTACCTGTTGGATATGTGGCGAGAGAAGGTTGAGGCCCCGGATCTGGAGATCACTTCGACGACCATGTACTTCAAACACACCCCCTCGGCGGTGGTGATCGAGGACAAGTCAGCGGGTTCCAGCTTGATCCAGTATCTTTGCCGGCCCAGCGGCAACCGGGTGATGATCCCCGTGGTGCCCTACGACCCAGGCCGCAGGGACAAGACCGTGCGCGCGCTCGCGGCGGTGCCCACGATTGAGAATGGCCTGTGCTATCTGCCGAAGCTGGCCCCTTGGCTAGAGGACTTCGTGGGCGAACACGAACGCTTCCCAAATGGAGCCAATGATGACATCGTGGATACCACATCCATGATGTACGAATATTTCACGACGAATGGCCTCGAACAGCCGAGGGTGAGGAGTTTATGAGCAAAAGAAGCTGGCGTGACCTATTGCCTTCCTTTGGAGCAACCAAGGTTTCAGAAGCCCGGATCGCGATGACCATCACCAATGTGGGGTTGCCGGTCTCAACCCCGAACACTCTCCCCAAGATTTCGCGCGAGGGCTACGAGAAGAACGTCATGGTCTTCCGCGCGACCCAGTACATCGCGACCGCCGTGGCCGGGGTCCAATGGCTGCTCTACAAGAAGGGCGCGACCAAACGCGCCAGGAAGGTTGAGATCGAGGGCCATGAACTCCTGGATCTCTTGGACCGCCCGAACCCCATGACAGGCGGAAACTCGCTCATGGAGGCAATGGCCGCGTATTTCGTGCTCAATGGGAACGTGTTCCTGGAGCTGAATAATGGGGACCCGAACAACCTGAAGCGGCCCCCAACTGAGCTGTGGGTCAACCGCCCGGACCTGTTCAAGATCATCCCGAACCGCTTTGGGATGGTGGGGAAGTTCGAGTTCCAGGGCACCATCAAGAAGCAGTGGGATGTGGACTTCGTGACCATGCGCTCGAACATCATCCACATGAAGTCCTTCCACCCCACCGACCCCTGGTATGGGCTTGGGCGGCTCTCCTCGGCCCTGCTGTCGATGGATCAGAGCAACGCGGCCAACCGCTACAACCTGGCCTTCTTGCAGAACCAGGCGCGCCCTTCCGGCGTGCTGGTCGTGAAATCATCGACCACGAACCCCGGCGCGAAGCTGGATGACAAGACCTTCGAGCGCGTGAAAGCCGAACTGGAGAACCACATCGGCCCCTCGAACGCCGGGAAGCCGATGCTCATGGAGGGCAACCTCGAATGGCAGAACATCGGGCTCACTCACCAGGATATGCAGTTCGTGCAGAACCGCGCGACCACGGCCGCTGACATCTGCCTAGCCCTGGGCGTCCCGCCGATCCTCATGAACATCGGGCAGATGACCTACGCCAATTACGCGGAGGCGCGGCTCTCGTTCTATCTTGAGACCGTGATCCCCATGCTCGATTTCTTCAAAGGTGAGCTGAACAACTCCCTCGTGAAGCGATATGGCGAGGGGATCGAGCTGGACTATGACAAGGATGGGATCGAGGCCCTCACGCCCATGCGCGAGAAGAAGTTCACGACCGTGAACAATGCCAATCACCTGACCATTGACGAGAAGCGCGAAGCTACAGGGTATGAGCCGCTTCCAAAGGGCGGCGACAAGCTGCTAGTGGGCACTACGCTCATTGATCCTGCGGCTGAAGCAGAACTTGAAGAAGAGGAGCTAAGTGATGAGGACGAGGAAGGAAATTCAGATGAGGCGTCTGAACAAGAAGATGGCGAGGGCGAGGGCTCGTCAGATGGAGATCCTGAAGAACCAGGCTCTGCTGAAGAGGATGAAGAACAGGAACCGTCTGGAAAGTCTTTTAATCCGCTCAATCGAAATGAGCGTCGATCTGCTTGGAAGCGTCAGAACTGGCGCCGCGAGCGTCTTGAGAAGGGGATGGCGCGGGATCTCGACGCCAACCTTGTCGATCTGGCACAGGCCCTGAAGGAGTCCTTGGCCTCGGTCGTGGACCCGCGCACCGCTGAGTTCGCGCTCCAGAAGACCGTGGCAGAGGAAATGCCCATTATCCAGCGGACCCTGCGGAAGTACATTCGCCGGACCATTGAGGACTTCGGGCGCATGATCTTCACAGACGCCAAGAACGAGTTCAAGGAACTGGAGACCAAGAGTTCCACGTGGAACAAGGTGCCAGGCATGGAGCTGAAGGCCCCAAAGAAGTGGGAAGACTGGGCCAAATCCTATATCGAGCGACGCACCGCCACCGCGATCCAGGAGATCGAAGGGGCCACGAACGCCAAGGTCCGCCAGGTCGTGAAGCGTCTCACCCAGGCCACAATCCTGGAAGGGACCTCGAATCAAGAGCTGGCCGCTGAGTTGGGCGAGGAGTTCGAGGGCTTGTCCAAGGGACGCGCCCGCACGATCGCGCGCACGGAAGTCTCGATGGCCTCTTCCAATACGAACCTGGAGGGCGTGCGCTCTTTGGAGATCCCGGGCATGGAAAAGGGCTGGGCGACCAGCGGGGATGACAGAACCCGCGATGGGAAGAACGGAGGGGCTGACCACGAGGCGATGGATGATGTCTGGGTGCCTTTGGACGAGAAGTTCACGGTTCCGCCAGACGCAAGCCTGGAGGGTCCTGGAGATCCCTCGGGCCCTGCCGATCAGGTCATCAACTGCCGCTGCGTTTTGATCTTCCGGGCGACAAGATGAAGACCATGCGTGAGAAGTATTCACGGACCAGCGGCTAGGCCAAATCGTTTTTGGTGGACAAGCATCGCGTTTCCACGACATCATTCATTCACGGTCAAATAAAGGGGTTCTGGATGGGATTAAAGTTTCTCACGTTCGAGTTCAAAGCCGATGAAGTCTCTGATGAAGGTCTCATCAAGGGCTACGCATCGACTTTCGGCAACGTGGATCAGGGCTTTGATGTAGTCGAAAAGGGCGCTTTCAAGAAGTCCATCAAAGAAAACGTAGCCTTCCCGATCCTGGCGAACCACAACCCCCATGAGCAGATCGGCTGGAACGAGGAAGCCAGCGAGGATGACAAGGGCCTGAAGGTCAAAGGGATGATCGATCTCAACGTCCGCAAGGGCTTTGAGATGCACTCCTTGGCCAAGAAAGCCGCGAAAATCGGGGCCAAGATGGGCCTCTCCATTGGGTACATGACCATCAAGAGCGAGCCGGATCGCGACAAGCCGATCATCCGCCGACTCAAAGAACTGAAGCTATTTGAGTACAGCATGGTCACTTTCCCCATGAACGTGGAAGCGATGGTCACGGCTGCCAAGAGCTTCAACCAACTGGAACAGGCCAAACTCCTGATCCAGCAGATCAAAGATTTGGGCATCCCGCGCGAGGAACTTGAGCTGGCACTTCGGAAAGAAGCCGCCGATGTCGAGTATGACCCGTCCAAGATTGGACAGTCTCTTGACCGCATGATCCAAGCACTGAGGTAAGCCATAAATTCAGTACAAACCAAGTAAAACCGAGGAGTTACAATGGATATCGAAAAGAAGTTTGAAGACCTGGGCCGTGCGTTTGAAGCCTTCAAGAAAGAGAACGACGCGCGCCTCAAGGAAATCGAGAAAACAGGGACTGCGGCAGCTGACCGTGAAGAGAAGCTGAACCGCATCAACGCAGCCATGGACGCTCAAGAAGCCGAGATCAAAAAGATCATGGCCTCTTTGAATCGCTGCACGGGTGGCGGCGAAGGCGAGGGCGATGCTGACCAGAAAGCCCAGGAGAAGAAGGACCTGTTCCAGAAGCTCTTGCGAAAGGGTGCCGAGCGTCTCACCGACGCGGAACTCAAGACCCTTTCCGTGGACAGCGACGCCGATGGCGGCTTCTTGGTCCGCAGTGAAATGGACTCCGAGGTCCAGAAAATGATGTTCGAGTCCTCTCCGATGCGCGCATTGTGCGACGTGAAAACCATCAGCTCCGACGCTTTGGAGCAGATGCAGGATCTCGGCGAGATCGAGTCCGGCTGGGTCGGCGAAGTTCAGCCGCGTCCTGAGACCGAGACCCCTGAGCTGGGCAACCTCGTGATCCCTGTCCATGAGCTGTATGCCAAGCCCAAGGCTTCGCAGAAGATCCTGGATGACGCTTCCTTCAACGTGGAAGCATGGTTGAACGAGAAGTTCGCGGACAAGTTTGGTCGCGACGAGGCCACCGCCGTCATCAACGGAAATGGCGTCAAGAAGCCGAAAGGCATCTTGAGCTACGCCGCTGGTGTGGGCTTCAACAAGCTCCAGCAGTTCGCGTCTGGCTCCGCTGGGGACATCGCTTCGGCTGACCCGCTGATCGATATGTTCTACGGCATGAAAGACGCCTACGTGGCCGGCGCTTCGTGGCTCATGCGCCGTTCGACCATCGGCAAGATCAGAAAGCTCAAAGACGAGAATAAACAGTACCTGTGGCAGCCTTCGCTCCAGTTGGGTCAACCATCCTCGTTCTTGGGTGCGCCGATTCATGAGGCTGCTGATATGCCAGCCGTTGAAGCTGACAAGCTCGCGGTGGCTTTCGGTAACTGGAAGAAAGGCTACCGTATCGTGGATCGCATGGGCATCCGTGTCTTGCGTGACCCGTACTCCCAGAAGCCTTTCGTCGAGTTCTACGCGACCAAGCGCGTGGGCGGCGGCGTGAAAGACTTCGACGCGATCAAGATCCTCAAGATCGCCTCGTCCCTGTAATCAACGGAAGACCCCGAGGCTGGAAATCTCGGGGTCAAATTTCCAGGTTCTTTCCAAGGTTTCAAAATATCAATTTCTTTCAAGGAGTTAAGTCATGTTGCGAAATGTTCTGGATAGCCTTTACCGCGCCTACGTCTTCGTGGCCGCTGCGATTTCTGCCAATGGAAACTCTCTGTCTGTGGACCTGCAGGATCTTCGGAGCCTGTGTTTCCTCATTCAGATCGGTGCCTTCTCGTTCACGTCTGAAAACAGCCTGACGCTCATCATGCAGCATTCGGATGATGACACGAATTGGTCCCCGGTTGGAGCCGAAGACCTTTACCCTGGAGCCGAGACGCCCGCGAGCGGGATCTTGAAAATCCTGGACGAGGGCACGGACGCCTCCAAGCTCTACGCATTCGAATACCGTGGCGGGAAACGCTACGCGCGGATCGCGTGGGTTGAAGCGGGAACGGTCTCGGTGGTCGCCTCGGTCTTGGCGGTCTGCACGAAGCCGAACTACATGCCACAATAATGGGTTCTGGCAGACTCAAATCTGAGACGCAGACTCAAGGGGGCGACAAGGCCCCCTTTTTCTTTTTGGAGGGACCATGCTGAACATCCAATTCAAGCAGACAGCTATCGTTCGAGTCCAAGGTCAGGATGTGATCGCGTCCAACGGACAAGAGTTCCAACTTCCCGATGACGATGCTACCTTCTACCTATCACATGGTTTCGCAGAATTGATCGTGGCCCAAGAGGCGCCACTGAAGGAGGCCCATGAAAGCAGCCCTAAAGCTCGTGACCGCGCCCGCGGCAAGCCTAAGTCTCACGGAGCTAAAAGAGTTCCTGCACGTGGACGGAAACGCTGAGGACGCGACCCTGAGCAGCCTCATCGCTGCGGCCACGGACCTTGCCGAGAGCTACATGGGGTTCAAACTCCTGGAGCAGGTTTGGCAGGTCTGGTTGGATGGCTTCCCTCAATCCCAGCGCAGATCCGCGGACCAGGAATGGACCGGCACTCAGGAGGGTCATTTTGGAACCCTGTTTGGGGGCACTGACAGCCTGCTGGAGCTGCCAATCGGCCCCTGCAGGAGTCTTGAGAAGCTGGAGACGTTTGGCGATGATGGCGTGCCCGTGGAGTCCCTGGTCAGCGACTACATCGTGGATCTGGTTTCCTCCAAGATGCGGGTCGCGCTGAAGTCCGGCGGGTCCTGGCCTTCGAGTTCTCTGCGCGCCTTCAATTCGATCTGCCTGACCGTGAAAGTCGGTCGATACGATTCCGCGGCGGCGATCCCCAAGGGAATCGTTGAGTGCATCAAGGGCACCTGCGCGCACCTGTATGAAAACCGTGGGGACCAGCAGAAACTCGAAATCCCTCCGGCCCTGATCTATCTCCTGAGCCCTTACCGTGAGGTGCAGTTTGGACTCCGTTAAGCTGCGCGATCTGCGCCACAGGATCACTCTTGAGCGCGTCACGAACATCTCGGATGGGCAGGGCGGGCGGGACACCACGTGGGCGACCATCGAAACCATGTGGGCGCGCGTCCAGTCCCGCAGCGCCATGCAGATCAACTTCGGGTCCGCGCTACGGCAGAAGGTCACGCACGTGATAGTGGTCCGCTACCGCACAGGGATCACCATCACGGATCGTTTCAAGTGGGGCTCTCGAATCTTTCAGGTCCACGGCGTTCGCGCCATGAACTATCGGCTCTCGGATGAAGGGAAAGACTTCCTCATGATTGACGCCGAGGAAGGTGTGGGGTCCTGATGGCGAAGAGGAGTGGTGGCAGGTTCGCGATTCTCGGGCAGGTCACTGGCATTGATAAGCTCAAGAAGAAGCTCAATCAATTCCAGGCCGAGGCCTTGCGCGGGCAGGTGCGCGCAGTCGCAGAGGGCGTGCTCCTCATCCACTCCACGGCGGTTCAGGAGATCAATGACAACCGCGACGGGACGCCGGAGATCCGCTATGGGCCAAAGCGCGTCGTGGTTGCCTCGCGCCCTGGAGAGCCACCGAATACGGACACGGGTCGGCTCGTGCAGTCCATCAAGTTCGACTTCAAGAACTCAGGGCTCATTGGTCGCGTAGGGACGAATCTGAAGTATGGAGCCTGGCTGGAGTTTGGGACAGAAAACACCGCCGCGAGACCCTGGTTGGCCCCCGCCGTGCTGGCTGCCTCCAAGGAGATCGCCGCGATCTTTGAGAAAGAACTGAAAGGAGCAATCCGTGACTTGGGCACCAAGTGAGCTTCAAAAGACCATTTATTCGATGCTTTCCACGGACACTGCTCTGCAAGTGATCTGTGAGGCTGGCCCTGGAGATCTGTTCGTTTATGACACCGTGCCGGACGAGAGGTTCTACCCCTATCTGGTGATCGACGTGAAGCCTGGTCAGCGCCGGGACAATGAGGATTGGGATGGCTGGGAGTTCAGCGTCACCATACATTCCTGGTACCGAGGTCCAGCGGTGGGTGATCGCAAAGTCCAGATGATCCAAAGCCGTATTGACCAAATTCTGAATCGGGCTGATATTGAGGTTTCTGGTTGGAGAAATATCTCGTGCAGGCGGTCCACGGTGGACATCCTCACGGACCCTGACAACGTGACGAAACACGGGGTTCAGGTGTTCATCATCATGCTCGGGGAGGGCTGAACATGGCACAAGGCACAGAAACTGGCGGTAAGGATCTACTGCTGAAAAAGGGCAAGGCGGGCAGCGCGTCTTTGACGGATGAGTCCACCACGGTGACCATCGCAGATCACGGCGCGAAGGCTGGTGACGTGGTTTTGTTCGGCGCGGACGCTGGCGGGTTCTTGAAAGCCAAGGCCTACTACGTTCTCACCGCTCCGACCACCGGCACGATGACCCTGGGTGAAACCCCGACGGGTGCGGCGGTTGAAGCCACGGCCACGATTGCCGCTCAGGCTGTCATGGTTTACCGAGCCATCGGTGGGATGCGCTCCAAATCCTTCGAGCTGGCCTCCGAGTCCGTGAACATCACGAACGAGGACAGCGATGAGCACCAAGAGATCCTGGATCTCGCTGGTATCCGTTCTCACAACGTCTCCGGCGATGGGGTTTACAACAACTCCGCGGTGTTCAACGAGCTGGAGGATGACCACTTGGAGAACCGCCTGGTGGATATGTGCTTCGTGGACAAGCGAAACAAGCGCGTCTACGTCTCCAAGTACAAATGCACCGGGATCTCGGTTGATGGTGGGCATGACGCGGAAGGAAACTACTCCGCGAGCTTCGAGTCCTCCGGTCCTGTCACTCGGTACAAGGTGGCTTCCTAATGAATCCACACCGCAATGAGGTGCAGGTTCAGTTGGCGGGGGAGAGCATTCTCCTCCGTCCCACTTTTGAGAACCTGGCCGCGCTTGAGGCCGACGTTGGTGGCATTCCCTGGCTGGCCTGGAAATACGGCCGTGGCGTGAACATCGACAAGAAGGGCAAGGTGACTCTCGACGAGAACGCCCTGCCACCCCTTTCCATCACGACCAAGATCATCTTTCACTCACAGGTCCCCGCCGAGGGCGCCCCCCGCAAGGGCCTGGAGGAAGTGCATGAGCTTGTGATGGCTGAGGGCATGACCGCCTCGCGCTTCGCCCTGGACTTCATCATGAAATGCACCGCTGGAAACAAGATGGCGGCTGCACCCACGCCCGCACAAAAAAAAAGATGATCGAAACGGAGCCCGACCGCTGGGCTTCGATGGACTGGCCTTCCCTTCTCAAGTTCTCTGTGCGAGCCTTGAATCTGTCACCAACTGAATTTTGGAAACTCACGTTCGCGGAGTTCTGGCCCCTGCATGACTCGGTGATGGGCAAGACCGTGAAACCCATGACATTCGAGGAGCTTGAAGCCCTCGAAGCGGATTGGATCGGGAAGGGGGCTACGGATGGCAACTCTTGAGGAACTGGTCGTCCAGTTGGTCGCGGAAACCCAGGGCCTGCGCTCTGAGATGAACGCGGCCACGAAGATCACCCAGGACAGCTCAAAGAAAATGGACAAAGCCTTGGCTGAGTTTTCGAAAAACTCTTCCAAGAACATGAACTTCTTCCAGACCGCGCTCGCAACGGCGACAGGGTTCTTGGGTTCACAGGCCGTGCTCGGCGCGTTCGAGAAGCTGAAGGACGCCGCAGGTTGGGCCTTCAGGCAGCTCCAGGAGGGCATGGAAAGCGCCGTCAAGGAGCAGGAAGCCCTGACATCCCTGGCAAATTCGATGGCTCTGGCGGGAACCTGGACGCGACAGGCGGGGGATGACCTTGCCAAGTTCGCGGGCGAGATGGAATCCTTGACCGGGGTCGGGGATGACGTGATCGCCTCCAACCTCGCGGTTCTCTCCAGCATGACTCGGCTGAATTCCGATGGCCTGATGCAGCTCCAGAGGGGCGCGCTAGATCTGTCTGCCGCCATGGGGATCGACTTGGACACCGCCACGAAGCTGGTCGCCAAGGCTGCGGATGGCAACGCCGCGGCTCTGAAACGATATGGCATTGAGATCAAGACCACGGGGGATAAAACCAAGGACCTTGAGCTGGTCACGACTGCCCTTCAGGAACGCTTCGGCGGGTCCGCCGCGGGCAAGATGCAGACGTTCTCGGGGGCCGTGCTGGGGATCAAGAATGCCTGGGGGAATCTCGTTGAGGAGTTCGGCAAGGCGGTCATCACGAACGAGGCCATTGTTTTCGCTTTCCAAGAAGTGAAGAACATCCTTAATGAACTGACAGAGAGTGCAGCTGATACAGGTGGAACTCTCCGCAAAGGAATCGCCGAAGGGTTTATCGTGGTCCTTGAAGCCATGATGAGTGCTCTTCATGGAATAAATGAGTTCTACAAGAACACTAAATTTATTCTGTTCACCTTGGATGCTGGTGTTCAAACTCTCTATCGATCATTCATGGCCCTTGGGGACGTTCTTGATGGGAATATGGAATCAGCCTCCTATCACATGGACAAGCTGACAGAGAGCACCAATCGAGCGAACCAAGCAGCCAATGACCTCGCAAAAGAGAACGCCCTGGATGAAGGCCTAAAGAAGATGTCTCAGGTCATTGATTCCGCTCGCGCAGGATATGCGGCAATGGGCGATACAGTCTCTGAAATCTCGCCAACGATCCAGGGAACAGCGAGCGCAGTTCGTGAACTCACGGCTGCTGAGCAAGAACACCAGGACATGATTAAGTCATTCGCCGAGGGGCTCGCGCAGCAGACCGCCGCCCTGGGCGCTGAGATCGAGTTTCGCAGACAGATCATGGAAAACGATCGAGCGGCTGGAAACCTATCAGACGTGGAAGCTGGGGCTCAACGGATTGCCCTCATGCAAGAGCAGTTCGCATTGGAGAACCAGGCTCTCATTGACGCCAAGAACCAAGGGCTCATCACAGAGCAACAGTTCGCGGCGGCCAAGACAGCTCTTGAGCGTCAACAGACTCTCATTTCTCAGAAGAACCGGAACGACTTGGTGGCTGCGGAAGCGGCTGCCAATAAGCAACGGATTGATGACTTCAAATCCACGATGGGCACAATCGCAGGATTGTCTCAGTCGGGAAACAAAGAGCTGGCTGCCATTGGAAAAGCGGCCGCAATCACGAATGCCACCATTGATGGATATGCCGCAGTTCAAAAGGCTTTGGCGTCCGCTCCTCCCCCATTCAACTTTGGTTTGGCTGCTCTTGTGGGCGCGGCAACGGCTGCGAACGTGGCGAAGATCGCGGGTGTGGGCCTGAAAACCGGTATTGATTCCGTGCCTGGAACCGGATCACGCGACAACTTCCCGGCGGTCTTGGCCCCTGGGGAGCGCGTCGTGCCGACCAAGACCAACCAGGATCTCACTGAGTTCCTGGCGAACCAGGGCGGCGGTGGCAACGCGAACATCACGATCAACGTCAATGTGGCCCCTGGTGCTGGGATCACGCGCGAGGGCGCGGCCAGCATCGTTGAGGCCCTGAATGACTACCTCACGAGCGGTGGTCTGAAGCTGATGGGAGTCTGAGCATGAGCACCTTGAAAACCCTCTCGCGGTTCTTCTATGGAACCACGGTGAACACGAACAACCGATCGATCGACTTTTCCGAGGATGGGTCCACGGAACTGCAGGCCACGCTTCAGGTCGGGGCCTACTCCGCGACCGAGTACGCCGCGGAATGGGAGCGCGCCCTGCGTGAAGCCGGGACGCGGGCCTACACGGTGGTCCTGGATCGGGCGACCAGAAAGTTACAGATCGTGTCACCTACGGGCGCGGTTTTCGAGCTATGGTCCAGCACGGGGTCTCGCGCGGGCACGGGCGCGTGGGAGATGGCGGGCTTCGCCACGGACGCGGACCACACCGGAGCCCTCACCTACGAGAGCGACACGGGCTGTGGCAAGCAGTATGACCCACAGCTCGTGGTCTCGGAATACCTGGCCTTTGAGCACTCCAAGGTCAAGGAGCAGGGGACGGTCAACGTCACCCCCGCAGGCGTGGTCCAGGCCATCCAATTCGGGGATGGGTCCCGATCCGAGATGAACATCCGGGGGATCACGAACCTGGCGCTCCAGAACACTTCCTTTGTCCAAAACCTCAATGGAGTGGATGACGCGCTGGACTTCATCGCGTATTGTCAGTCCAAAGGCAGAGTCGAGTTCATGCCCAACAAGGCGCTTCCTGCGATCTTCACCAAGTGCTTCTTGGAAAGCACGGCGTCGGATCGCAATGGGTTGGATTTTAGGCTGCAGAATATGGCTGTCGGGATCTATCAGACCGGCAAGCTCACGTTCAGGAAGGTGCTCGTATGAGTGGTGGGGTTTCAAACGGCCAGTACGCGAATGAGGATTCTTTCAACGACGCGTTCATGGCGCGGAATGGGGATACGGACACCATCGGCAAGGTCGATCTGCTGAACGCGGACGCGGCATCGGGCTCCACGATCTCCAACCTCCAGCGCGCCGTGAACTCCCTGTGCTCTGTGCTGGGGATCACGAACGCCGAGGTCAAGGACTTCATTTATACTTGGGCCAGCTCCCACACAGGTGCGGCCACGGAGACTTTCATCGCCCGCATTGAGGCGCTGACGAATCGCTTCCGTGGCGGGACTGGCTTGGGCCACAACCACAGCGGCGTCAATGGGCAGGGCGAGAAAATCACGGTCCGAGACCTGCTTCAGTACAATGATTTCTGGACGGTGTGGCAGCAGTTCGGGCCTGAGTCCTGCTCTGGGTTCAGCGCGGACGTGTCCTCTCCCATGTTCGGCAAGGTCCCAGACGGGGGAGATGCCGCTGCCGGGGTTCTCACGGACTCCCTGCGGAATCGCTGTGAGCTGATCGACTCTGCCTCGGGCACGTTCGTGGAGGACGCCGAAGGGCAGCGGGTCTACGGCCGCATCACGGAGTCGGCCGGGGTCTGGACCCTGACTTTCTTCACGCTGGAGTCTGGCGTGGAAACCGCGCATGAGATCGTGGACCCCATGGATCTCATGGTGTTCTACCGCGAGGTCTTCCACTCTTCGGATCGGCCGACGGTTTCCTCGAACCCCGCGGAGTTCGGCACCCTGGACGTGACCGCTGACGTGGTGGACGCCACCGCGACCCAGCGTGGTCTCGTCTCGGTGAACACCCAGGAGTTCGCGGGATGGAAGAAGTTCCTCGACGCCTTGGAGCTGGACTCCGAGTTGATTCTGAACGAGGAGGAGGACGCCGCTACCGGCTCTGACCAGACGCTCGCGGCTCCCACGGCCGCCGTGAAAATCCTCTCGGGCTCGGGACTCACGTCCATCAAGGGCATGGCCGAGACCGGCGAAGCCCTGGTCTGCATGATCCTGAACAATACCGGGGGCCCTGTGGAGCTTCAGGAGCTTCAAGGAGATCCCAACCAGGATTTCATCACGGGCTGTGGTGCGCTCACGGTGCCGGATGGCGGTGGGTTCCTGGTTCACTACGACACCGCGACCCTGGCTTGGCGCGTGGTCGCCGTCAACGTGGGACTCGTCGTGAGCGCGTTCAGCGCGTCTGGCGACAACAAGGGTCTATCGGTCACGGGGAACAAGATCACGCTCCACAAAGCGAACCAAGCGCAACCGGGGGGCTTATCCACGGACGCGCAGGACATCGGGGGCCTGAAGACGTTCCACGCGGGCACAGCGCATCCCACGGCGGCCCCCATGACCGTGACTGACCAGCTGCTCTACGGCGCGGCGGATGACGCGGCCACGACCGGCACGGACGCCTCGGTGCCTGACTCCAGCACGATCCTCACGCGCCTCACGAACTCTTTCCTTGGAACTCTGGGGAATATCGAGGGCGAGATGGCAGGACGCGTCCGCATCCTCGTGAATGACACCGGGTCAGACGTGTCCCTGCTGAACAACTCCACCGGCACCGCAGAACGCAGGATCATCACGGGCACTGGCTCAGATGTGATCTGGCCTAACAGCTCCTGCGCGATCTTTGTCTATGAGCCGTCGTCCGAGCGGTGGAGATTGGCGTGTGTGATCCCAGCGTCGAGCGGTGGGTCCACCAACGTGAACACGATCACTTTCAAGGCGAATGGGTTGTTCAATAAGCAAGGCGCGATCACTGCCGTTGACTCGAACTTTGTCTTTCCTTTTGCGGCCAAAATCACAGATGTCATTTTGACCAGACAGATCGCAGGGACTTCTGGATCAACTGAGGTTGACATTCAAGCCAAGCCCCCTGCTGGCTCTTGGGCTTCGATCTTTTCAACAAAGCCAGCTCTGGGTGCAGCCGCTGGGAATGACGCCACGGTCAAGAAAGGTGATGTGATTTCGAATACCACAGCTCCAGTCTTGTCCACTGACCCGACCTTGGTAACGTCTGGAACGCAGCTCAGAATGGATCTATCGGCCGTTGAGGTTGGGAATCCGAATACCATTGCGGCAATCGTAATTTATGAGCCACAATAGGCGAGAGGTGTTTAATGGGTACTTATAGCAATAACACTACGGTCAAGGTCAACGCCGCTGTGTCAGCGACATCATCGGCAACATCAGGAACTCTTTATACCGCTCCAGCCAATGGCTACGCGATTGTGCAGGGGCACTTCCTGCCAAATGCGACACCTGGGAACAATGATATTTTAATTGGGGGAAGGCTTGTATACAGATGGAATGTGACATCTTCTCCAGCTTATCAGCAATCGACAGCGGTGCAGAATTCCGCAGCTATGACCGCAGGTGCTAGTTTTGGTCCCTTTCACGTAGGCCCTGGACAAGCTGTGACTTTCTCTAAAGCATGGACCTCAGCGTTGACTTTGACTGGGGTTGAATTTTTGAACACTCCATGAGGGGATTGATGAGTACGTTTTCAAACAACACGACAATCAAAATGAACGCCGCTGTATCTGCAGCCTCAGCTGCCGTGTCTGCGACTCTTTATACCGCTCCAGCCAATGGCTACGCGATTGTGCAGGGGCACATCGTGAGCAACAGCAATCTGGGTAATTTTAATATAGCAATTGGTGGGCTGGTTGTTTTTAGGGTCAGCGTCTCATCAGGTCCCAACCTATGGATGTCAACCAGTGTGGTCACATCTGGAGCGACGGGAGCGGGGTGGAGCTTTGGCCCATTTCACGTAGGCCCTGGACAAGCTGTGACTGTTTCAAAGCCAGCTGGAGCAGGTAATTCAGTGAGCTTGCAGGGCGTGGAATACGTCAACACTCCATGAGGTGGCTATGATCGAAGCAGAAAGCTCTGCCATTGCAATTCAACTCGCCATGGGGATGCTGGCTTTTGTCAGCACCATGGTCCTCGCGGTCCTCACATGGTTCGCCATTAGAGTTGTCCACAGCGTAGATGAGGCCAGAACTGCGGTTACTGCCCTATCTGCCACCATGAAGGTCCTGGTGGAGAGCGATAAGGAGCAGTGGATTCACCTGAAGGAAGGTCGAGAAAAGACCCAATCCATTGACGTGCGGCTCGCTACGCTGGAAGCTAGAAAGACATAGTTTTAGGAGGCAAAATGCCGTTTGGAATTCTGTTCGCCATCCTCTGGGGTGGGTTCGTCACTCACAATGTGGAGCAGACGAACTTCTACAAGTGCAAGGTCGAGAAGGACAAACCCGCCTGCGTGGAGCTGGCGAAACTGGAGGAGAAGCGATGAAATTCGAGCCGAAGTTCACCGACACAGGTGACGGAAAAGTTCAGGTCGAGATCCCTTTCCCCATCGACACCGATGGTGATGGTCAGAAATCCATGGAGATCTACGTCGGCGTCCGCGCGGACAAGAAAGAGGTCGCCTCTGAACTTCTGAAGAAGGTCAAGCTGCCTGATTTTTTGAAGCCCCTGCTGGACAAGGTCCTGGGCTGATGAAAGCCTGGATTCTCTCCCTTATCACCAAGGCGGGAATCAAACTCTCGGGACCAGTCGGATGGCTGGTCTCGTTAATTCTTGATCGCGTTCTCATCTGGGTTGGGCAGGGGCTGAAGAAACTCTATTCCTCTGTCAAAGAATACTTCCGCAGGAAGCAACAGGAGAAGGTGGATCATGAAAATGAAGAGCGCTACAACCAAACTGTCGGAGAAGGTTCTGCTCCCACTCAAGAAGAGCTGGAAGACGCTACTTCTGACCTTCTCAATGGTCGCAAGCGTTAGCTGCGCTGGCCTCCCCAAAGACTTCCCACAGCCACCCAAGCCCACTCTGAAGCAGACGCTCTTTGAGCAGCGCCTTTGCGACAAGAATGGTCAGAACTGCAAGGTCATCACGGCCTGTTGGTTCTGGCAGTTGGACGCGCAGGGCGAGTGGGTCAAGGTCGGCGAGGGTCCTCTGAAAAACTCCAACCCCGAGCGTAGCTGCCATGGCTCCTTTGGTCTTTCCGCGCGAGAGATCAATGAGTTCAAAGAGTACGTCCGCCGGGTGAACTACTGGCGGGAACAGAACTGTGGCGCTAAATCTCACTGACAACCTCAGGCAGCAACTCAAGTCTCCCGAGCTGACACCCACCATGGTCGTCGTGATCGACGGCTACCCCATTCGTTTCGGCAACGTGAGCATCAAGACGTTCATTCGGATCGGCGACCCTGACCTCATCATTGATGGGTCCTGGTTGATCGGTGGGTTTCGCCTTTTGCCCAACCAGTCCTCCTACATTCAATTCAGCACGGGCACGACCACGAAGATCACGCAGAAGCTCGACCCCTCGCGTGGGCAGGGCTCCAGCATCTCCTCCATGGCCATTAACCTCGTGGACTTCCAGGAGCAGATGACTCGCCTGGTGTCCCCTGGGTTTGAACTGGATGACGTTCTCGCGCGTCGCGTGACCGTGTTCATTGGCGCGCAGGAGAGCAGTTGGCCGGAGGACTATAATCCTGTGTTCCGTGGGATCGTGCAGAGCTACGAGGCGGGCGCTGGATTCGTGGTTCTGAACCTCTCGAACACCGATGAGAAGAAGCGCGTGCAGATCGTACCGCGCACGGTGGCGCAGACTGCGCAGAAAATTGACTACCGCTCGGCCACATTCCAGGACCTTTTCTTCCAAAACCGCGAGGACGTGGTGAACGTCGTGACGGTGGAATACGTGGGCGGCGGCACCGCGGGGGCCGAGGTGGTCTCCATCGTGGGCGGCGGCTACACGATCAGGGTGCAGATCGAGGATGGCGTCTCGATTGCGAGCAAGATCCGCAAGGCCATCGAGTCTCACGACGAGGCGATGCAGCTCATCCGAGAGGTCAAGGTCACAGGGGATTCCTCCGCAGTGCAATTCGTGGGCTCCGCTACCCTGGGGATCGACTTGGTTCTGGAGCTGGATGACGCCTCCTTCTTCCTCTTGCCAGATCCGGCCAATGGGCTCCGCACCTACGCGCGCGTGGGCGAGGAACTCATGGAGTACACCGGGAAGACCGGGAATCAGCTGACGGGCCTCGTGCGCGCGGAGAATGACTCCCTCGGGGACTTCCACAATATCGAGAAGGAAGTCACCCAGGTCCTCAAGCTCACAGGGCATGGCCTGGATCTGGCGCTGAAACTCATGCTGTCGGATGGCCCAGAGTTCTACGCGCAGAACATCAAGGCGCAATCCATCGTGTACTTCTCGCCCACGGTGTCTCAGGCCAATACGATTTTCGTGCAGGGCGTGGATCTGGAAACAGATTTCGGCGTCTGTGCCGGGGATCTGGCTTCGATCACGGGCGCGTCGCTGGGTCCGAACAACGTCACGGATTCAGCGATCCTGGAAGTCGGCCGCATCGCTGATGGGTCCTATCTGGTTCTCTCGGACAGCCTGTTGGAAGAAATGACCACGGCGGCGGTCCTGAAATTCAAGTCCCAATTCAACGTCCTTCCCATTGGACTGGGCATGGTTCCCGCTGAGGTGGACGTGGCCCAGCACCTCTACATCCGGGACACCTTCCTGCCCACCTTTGACATGGATCTTTTCTTCGAGGAGATCAGCAACGGAAAGGACTTCATGGACAAGAGCCTGTACTTGCCCATGACCTGCTTCTCTGTCCCCCGCAAAGGGCGCTCCTCGGTGATCTACACGGTGGGGCCGCTGCCTAACCACGAAATCATCACGCTGAACCTGAAGACCGTAAAGAACCCCTCGGACCTGCGCGTGGTGCGCTCGACTTCGGAGAACTTCTTCAATCAGGTCCAGTTCAATTACCAATGGAACCCGGTCACTCAGAAGTTTGATCGGGCGCTCATCAAAGACGCGGAGAATGGTCCCACGAATATCGGCATCCGTCCCTTCCGCATTGACGCTCCTGGGATGACGGATGACACGGACGCCTCTGTGCTCGCGGATCGCGCGGCTCGGCGGCTCCTGCGACGCTACGAGCGCGGCGCGAACTTCATCAAGGGGATCAAGGTCATGTTCTCCGATGGCTACGCCACGGAAATCGGTGACGTGGTGGCCGTTGATTTCGATGATCTGCAGCTCTCTGACTTCGAGAAGGGTCAGCGCGGCGGTGGCATCAAGCTCATGGAGATTCTGAACAAGGTCCTGGACAAGAAGACCGGCGAGGTCCAGATCGACGTGGTGAACACGATCTTCGGGACCGGGGATCGCTTCGGCCTGATCTCGCCCGCGTCCGAGGTGCTCGCGGGAAGCACGACCACGAAGCTCCTGCTCAAGAAATCCTGGGGCACAAAACCATTCCAGCCCGAAAGCCTGAAATGGCGTGGGTATGAAGGGCAGACCGTGATCGTGGTCCCGGAGGACTGGTCCCAGGGGCCTTACACGACCGTGATCCGTGGGTTTGACTCGAATGACCCACAAGGGATGTCCATTGACCCGATCCCCGTGGCTCCTGGCCAGGGTTGGATCGTGAAAAGCCCGGACTACCCCTCGTCCACGAATCAGGCCGACCAAGCCTTCTGGAAGGCCCGCCACGCGTTCCTGGCGCCCACGGTCCCCGTGGTATCTGGTACGGACCAAAGGACGTTCACAGTCGATTCTGGAGACGCTGGGAAGTTTTTCGTTGGATCTATCGTCAGAGTCCACGATTATGAGTACACCGAGGACAGCGTGGAAGCGGTGGTTTCAGACATCACGGGGAGCGTCATCAGCGTGGACCGTGATCTGGGTTTCACCCCGAATAGCGATCACATCGTGGATCTGATCGGCTTCCCGGACGAACAGCAAGCCTACAGGGTGGTGTGAGATGGATATTGTCCCAGAGCGAAAGCTGATTCAGCAGGAAGAAACGCGGTCCCAGGCCTCTTGCTCGGAGTCCATGTTCTCGCGCGTGGGCGCGGGGATCAACTTCATCAACCTCCGGCACGTGTATCAGCACGATTGGAACCTCTCGGGGCAGTACAATATCGTGCCCGCGCCAAATCTCTTCCTGGATGGCCCGATCACATACCCCTTCAACTTCCGCATCCTGGACGTGATGGCTTTCGTGGGTGACGCAAATGGGTCCAGCGGGCTCACGGAATTCGACATCAAGTGGAGCCCCGAAAACGCGGGGGCCTGGCAGAGCATTTTCACGACCACGCCGAAGTTCGATTCCACGGCCGCTGCGCGCAGCTCTTGCCGGATCGGGCAGACGGTCTCAGGGTGGACCGCGCCGGTCTTGGACAAAACGGACTTCGACGCCTACGACATCCTGAGCCTGGATCTCCTGCAGGTCGTTGGCGGCCAGCCGAACAGTTGCTTCGTAAAAATCTGGATCTTGCCGATCTAGGAAAGGCCCCGGAGAAACCGGGGCCAGTGAATCATTTCAGCTCAAGCCCACGCAGGTGCGCGGGAGGAGCCTGGACAATGGAATCTGGAACCATCCCCATCTTTGCCATCGCGTAGCCGATGGCCTGGCGCAGAGTTTCTTCCTTCATCTCCACGCTGTAGGACTTCCCCTGGTAGTGGAGGGTCGCGACTCCAGAGGATTCAGCTTGAGGCCCGAACTCGAAGCCACAATCCATGATCGGCGCGATCAGAGTCGAGCCGTCCGTGAGCTTGAACTTCATGTGCATGGCGAGCCCCTCTTCTTCAGGTTCGATTTGACCTGTTGGTGGGCGGGGCGCGGAACATCCACGCCCTCCTTCTTCACGGTGGGCCGCATGACGGACCAGTATTGACCCAGCGTCATCTCGAAGCTCTTCGCCTGATGCGTGGCCGAGGTCAGGAGCCGGTTCATCACGAACGCCATGCAAGCCATGGACTTCTGCGGGTCTGACGTGTCACGGTTCAGCGTCTTAGACTTCCAGGACGCCCTTCCCCCGCGCGCGGCCCAGTCTGCTTGAATCAGCGCGCGGTCTTTCTCCGCGTCGAACTTGCATCCCGCATACCACTGGGAATCCTGGTACGAGAGCTGGAACAGGCCATCGGACGTGACTGGCAGGCCGGTCTTTTTGTCCATGCCCATCGTGTCCTCCCAGTAGAGCGTCTGCCGATCCCACGCGGACTCAGGCCCCGCGATCGCGTAGGCCGTGTCCACGTAGAAACGGATCTTCTGCTCTTTGGTGAGACTGCTCCACTTGGGGCAGAACGTCTGCAACCGGGACGCATTCACGGTCAGAAGGCCGGGGTGATCTTTCACCGCTGCCTCCATGATCTCGTCGTAGCGCACTGGCCAGCCTTTGGCGGGGAAAGCCTCGGGCGTGGGGGTCTGTGTCACGGGCTTCTCTTCAACGACCGGGGGAGGGGCGATGGGGGCCTCGGGCGTGGTGACACACCCGAAGAGAAGGAAACCCAAAGTCAGGATCAAAAGAAAATTCTTCATGCTTTCTCCTTGAAAGAGTCCGAGGCACTGATCGAAGCCGACGAAATCGAGGGCTTGCGTTTGGCGTTCTCGGGAAGGCGGTTGTAAGGGGAGACTCGAACAAAGCCCAGGGTCGCGAGAGAGCCATTGGCTTTCTGGTCCCGGTTTTTCAGGCCCGAACCATCGCCATCGCGGATGTCCGTGACCGAGGTGTTTCCCTCGTAGGTCAGCATCTTGCCATTGGCGAGCTTCTGGACCACGCACATGGCGTGCCCACTGGACGTGGTTCCCTTGCGGCCCAGCGCCAGAGTGCCGGGTTCGCACTCAGACACCACGAGCCCAGGGACCTTTTTCGCGGCGTTGAACGTGGTCACGCAGTGCTCGCTGTCCAAGACCGGGCTCTCAAAGCCAAAGAAGTCTTCGATCATGGCGATAGGGTGCTGCGCGAGGCTCAAACACCAGGCAGCGCCATCGCCCTTGGTGGTGTCCGCGCCGATGATCGATTGAACCAGACCGACCTCATAACCCTTGTTGTTACCACCCTTTTCCACGATCTTGATTTTGGCCATCGCTCGACAGACCTCAATGAAGCAGGCCTGCAGGTCGCCTTTGAGCCAGGCCTCGCCGACTCTCCCTCTTGGGAAGAGGTGCGCCTCGATCATGAGTCGCATCGCGGGGTGGATCTTGCGATCCTTCTTGCCCACAAAGTCCTGTGTGACCGTGGTTTCGCCCGTGACTGGGGAGACCGGGACCACGATCAGGTCCAGGAAATCAAGGGTCATGGGTCCAATGACGCCCGTGCCTGCCGAGCCAAAGGCTTTCTGGGCAGCGGCCACGGCGGCCTTGGTTTTGTTCATGAAGATCCCATCCGGCGTGCCTGGATCGAATCCTCGGTCCTTCAGGGTTCTTTGCAAAATCACTGTGTCCTGCGACACGTCGCCGAATTTCGGGACGCTGCGGATCACGATGGTGTTGGGTGTTCCAATCATCGGTAGCCTCCTTTGTGTGGAGGACTGTTTCATTTTAAGACGTTTTCGTCAAGGCTTCAGGATTTTCATGCGGACAATCATCCCGGTCGGGATCTTCATGATGCATGAGGCATTATCGTTTTTCTGGTCATGGTTCAGCACCAGAGTCACTGAGGCCTTGGTTTTGCTGACCATGAACCCCACGGACAAGCAGGGCGCGATGTCATGATCCACGTCATCCAGGGAAGTCCAAGCGTCGATGCTCTCGGCATCCACCCACTCCACGAGGACGATGGGGTGAGAAGGCTTGAGTGCCTTAGGCTTTGAATTTCTGCCCATTGACCACGCACGTGAAGTTGTCCAGGATGTGGACCTTTTGGTGATAGAAGTAGCCATTGGCGGGGTCTGTCCAAACGAGACCAAACCCCATCTGCCATTGCCAGTGACCCTTTACGTATTTGAAAACCGGCGAGTTCTTGTTGCCCAGCCAGCCGACAGAAAAGGCCACGTGGTTCGTTCCATCAAGCCCCACGATGTGACTTTCCTCGATCCGGTGGATGTGGCCGTAGGTGACGGAGCAGAGGGCCTTGGTGGCCGCGAGTTTCGCGTTGGAGGCCGGAGGCTCATGCCGCGCGATCAGCTTCGAGCCGCCCACATGGTAGGCCTGGTCCGGCTCATAGCTCACAAAGCGCCATCCCGCGCGCTCGCGCAGGTGCAGGACATCCTGCGTGCTCGTGATCCCGAAGAGCGCCGGGGCCTTGTCCGTGAGGTATCTCTCCAGCCGGTACTCGTGGTTGCCCTCGATATAAACCCGCTGCGTGCCCTTGAAAACCTGATCGATTTCCTCCAGGCCCGCCAGCACGTCCACCACTTCATCTTGCAGCATCCCAAAGATCCTGGGGTCTTTGGAATGGGAACTCACGGCGTAGAAATCCGCGTAGTCCCCCAGGATCACGACCTCATCCACGCCGACGGTCGCGCCGACTTCCAGCATGAGGTTGTAGGCCTTGACGTTATGGAAAGGGCGATGCGTGTCAGGAATCAGAAGTGAGCATTTCAGCATGACCCATATTGTCAGGCTTTGAAGGAATCACGACAGTCCAGATTTTCAGGTTTTGACAGATTGGTGCGACGGGAGAACCGACTCCTACGTGTGACCCCCGATGAGGAAGGACCAGCCTGGATTGGATTTCTTCAGGTGGAAAGCGTCGCGGGTCCAGGTTTGTTCAGTCCTGAGATTTAATCAAGCGGAAACGGCCAAAGATTTCTTGAAGCTCCCAGCCATGGGAGCGCAGAAAATTCAGGACCGAGGGGTATTTTCTGGTGAAAGTGATGATCCCGATTTGGTGCTGCTCCACATGGTGCCAGCGGCAAAGGCACATCAGGTTGGAGATCACGTCATCCCCATGGCTCCCCACGGTTTTCACGTGCGCGGGGTCCACGCCACGCCTACGGCAGTGCGAGATCACGCAGTACCCGGTTTTCAGAGAGTCCTTCAGGGCCTGGTCTTGAATCCGCTTGGGTTTTGGGAATAGCATTTCTCGACGCTTTCACAGACCGGCGTGGGATGCAAGGCCTCCCAATCTTTCGCCTTGGTTTTGGTCACGGGGCCATAAGCCAGAGCCACGAACGCCAGTGCTATCAGCCATTCCATTCTGGGTCTCCTTTGTTCACGAGCTTGCCGAGGTCTTCGATCACTTTCTTTCGGTACAGAGCTTCCTTGCGAATCGCCGCCAGAATTTCCTGGTCAGTGATCGGGGCCCAGGTGATGTCTCCATCGCCAAAGGTCACATCGACCACGACCTCAATGGTCATCGGAATCGTTCGCTTCGCCATTCCCGACCTTCCTCTTGGTTTCTTCCTCTTTGATCTTCGCGTCCAGCTTCGCCAGGAGCTGCGCCTTTGTGCCCGTGGTGCCAAGCAACGTGTGGGCTATGGAAAGCGCGGATCGCCCTTTGGAGCGCTTCATGCCCTTGATCTCAAGCTGTAGCGCGGCCCTGAGTGTTTTGAGGTGCATCAGCTCGTAGTCTTTCATTGGCCTCCCTTATGGGTCAGCTTCGCGCCGGACTCCTTCGCTCCCTCGCCGAGGGACTTCCTGATCCTGACGTTTCTGCCATCAGCCAAGCCATGCGCCGCCGCTTGCATATCGAGATCCATGCGGCGCTCGCGCGTCATCCCGTTGGCCATGCTCTTCACGTGTCGCTCCAGCTCGTTGTCCTTCATCAGGACCAGCCCGGTTTCCTCTTGGATCTTCCACTTGGTCTGCTTGAGCTGTTCGCGGATGCCTTCCGTCACGCCGTGCAGGTAGGAGCGTTTTTGCGAGCCTGGCGCTTTCGTGCGCGTCTGGTAATCCTTCCAGAGTTGCGGGTAGATCGTGCCCAGGAACTCAAAGACGTGCGTCGCGATCTCCACGTTCAGCTTGGTCCCGAAAATCTCGATCCTGCGATCCACCTTCCTGCGTCCACTTGCCGTGCGGCCGTTGGTCTTCCCCACGATCAGGGCGTGGACAAAGAAAAATTCCTGCACGATTCTCACGATCATCATGTCGTGCGCCGCGATCACGCGCTTCTCGTCCTGGGCAATCGCGTTCACGTAGTCCACCCGTTCGTTCACTTGCTGCCTGGTCAGGTTGTACTTCACCAGGAGCGCGTTCGCTTTCTCCATTGCGGCCTTGGCTTCATTCTCATTCGGAGAATTGGCCAAGCTGAGGAGTTTCTGGATCTTGGCAATCATGCCCTCTTCTGCGTTCATGGAGCATCCTTTCGTTTCATCGCGCTCTAACACGTCGCTTGAGCTGGGCAAGTTCATTTTTGTCAAGTTCGCTGGGATAGGAGTAAAACATTCCAGGGCCACCAGCGAAGCGCAGCATGGCCTTCTTCTGTCGGTGGAACTCCTCGGCCTCATCGAACGTCTTGAACTCAAACACTTCTTCGGTCACGCATGTCTCGCCCTGGAACGTGTCCTCGTTGAAATTGTCGTAGGCCGTCAGATTGTTCATCTGCTTCACCACCCAAACCATTTACGCCTCCTCGCGTTTCCAAAAAGGAACGCTGTTCGCTTGAGCTGTCTGTTCATGGGGCTCGCCACAGGGGTCCACGTAGTTCAGCCCCTCCAATTCCATCATGTAGCAGAGGGCTTCTTCGCGCGTCTTGCACAGGCCGCTGTCCACGTATTCCTGTGCCAGCAGGTTCACTTTCAATTTCGTCATCGCCAGTGCCTTCGCCAAAACGCTCACCATATTTGCCGTGCTCATCTTAAATCTCCCCGCGCTTAAACGCGCAGCAGTCGGAATAGCTTCCTTGGAACAGGATTTTGTGGGTCTTATAATCAACAACCAGCCACTCTTCAGAGCCAAATTTCCGCACAAGTTTCATTTTGTAGTCGCCTCTCAATTGCTGCCTAAAAGTGCCAACCTGTTTCATCGTCGCCTCCATGCCAAAATGAACTGCAAAAGTGGTGCTAGGCGCAGGGCGCAATAAAATGGATTTGATGACCAACCACCTGTAGAACTTTCAGACACCATTGAAGGATCTCGCGCGAGATCCGTTTTGATCCGCGCAGTTAAGCCAGACTGTTGAAGTTATTTCTAGCGTACAGATCGTGTACGGATCATGAACGAATGCGTGAATAATCTGCGCGTTGAAAAATTGGCATTGCTTCGCTTTTGAAAAACCGCAAGGATTTCAGCGTGACAAAGAGGAGGTTTCTTTGAAGGTTCAGTTCCTGATCCCAGATTTCCTGCGTTTTCTAGGCCGCAACGACATCAAGAAGCACGTCTGGTTCCGCATCGACAACTCGATTTTCACTGATCTCGAAATGATTCGGATGCCACGGCTGACAAAGCTGGTTTGGTTCTACTGCGTGGCCTCTGCTTCGAGGGCAGCTCATGAAGAAAAGGGGGCCTTTGAATTGGATGCAGAAAACGTGTCTTGGCTTCTGTCTCAAGATGGGACTCCCACCTCACCGCATGATGTTTTGAACTCCCTGGATGAGCTGATCCACAAATGGAAATGGATGCAGATTCGGGACGAGGTAACATGGGCATCTGTACGTGATCTGTACGCGCCACGAACGGATCTGTGCGCTACAGACAGACAGACAGAGAATAACCCTACTAAGAACTTAGACCGTACCATGGTCGGAGATGGGGAGAGTGTGAGAGGGGAAGAACCCAATGAACCTCGATTTCAGCCTGAAAAAACCGGGGCCAAGATGCCGAATAATTTTTTCATGACGCTCTGGAATGAGAACTGCGGGAACCTGCCCAAAGTCGAGAAGCTCGATGGCGCTCGTGCGAGGAATGCCAAGGCTCGGTGGAGGGAAAATCCGGACGAGGCCTACTGGCTCCGCGCGATGGAATTGGTTCGGCAGAGTCCCTTCTGCAACGGCGGTGGAACGCGTGGCTGGCTTGCCACGGTGGACTGGCTGCTCAAACCAGGGACGGCCACCAAGCTCTTCGAGGGGCAGTATGACGCGCGAAAAGATCAACAGGGGTTCTTCATGACCCCAGCGATGCAGAGGGCTCACAACAATCGGCTCATGAGAGAGCAACTTGAAAGGCAATTGGAGGGGGAGCATGGGCAGGGAAGCGAACGAGAAGCGGTGGAGGCTGGAGATGGCGAGACTCGTGAATAGCATGGCCGACTACCACGGCGCGGACTTCTCGCCACAGAAGGTCCTGTGGCTGGTCGAGGACCTGGAGGGCTACGGCGTGGACGTGATTGAGGCCTCTTGGCGGAAGTACCGCAAGTCAGACCGGGGCCGCTTCATGCCCACGGCGTTTGACCTGATCGCGAACATTCAGGACGGACGACCAACGGCGGTGGAGGCCTTCGCCATGCTGCCTCATGGCGAGGATGACACGGTGGTCTGGACGGACGAAATGCGGGAGGCCTGGAACGCCGCGAAAAGTCATCTGCGCGAAAAACGCTCCAGTTTGGCTTATAGCGCGTTCAAGGACCGCTATGAGTCTTTGGTGCTGGAGGCCCGAAAAAATCGACTGGAGCCAAAGTGGTGCGTTTCTAGGGGCATTTCCGGGGGCTCCTGTGATGCGATCCTGGCTGATGCGGTCCAAAAGGGCCGAATTTCCCTAGACTACGCGCAGCAATTCGCCCCAGAACTTCGAGGCCCTGAGCGTCTCGCTTTAGGACATGGCGGCAAAATCCCGGAATTGATTTCCAAAACCGTGAAAACCATCCCGAAAGGAGAAACCGATGGGATATAGCAAAGAAAACGTGAAGGTCCACCACGAGGGCCGCGAACCCTTCAGAGCGCTGTGTGGACGCCAGCGCTCGATCATGACCAAAGACGTGAGCAAGGTGGACTGTCGGCAATGCAGGGACCGATTGGAGCTGGCCGAGTTCCGGCGCATCCGCGACGAGAGCATAGGGGTCTACTACTCAGGCGGCATGCGTCTGCACTGGAATGATTTTCAGATGGTGGGCAGATGAACGAGGCCAAAAGGATCTCGACCGGATGGAGTCTCTGGGTAGGATTCTGCCTGATGTTCTGCCGGTCACACATAACCACGGATCTCGATCTCGTCGAGCGCCGGATCACGATCTGCGAGACCAAGATTTTTCGAGGGCGGTTTTACGTCCTGCGTATTGAAGTGAATGATCTTGCAACGGGGCCATGACGTGCTAAAGCGTCTCAAAAACATACACCTACCGAAAGGGTTTACATGGGTTTGAATTTCCGCATTGGGAGTGACAGCGAGGCTGAAAAGGCACAGTGGTCCTACAGCGGCTTTCACCGATTCCGTGAGCGGCTTGCTCAGGAAGTCGGGTTGAATCTGAACGAGATGCAGGGCTTTGGAGGGAAGAAGCCCTGGGAGGGCCTGGAGGATGACATCAAGATCCTGCTGAGTCACTCCGACTGCGATGGGCGAATGACCCCGGAGGAGTGTGGCAAGGTGGCCACGCGGCTGCGGGCGCTGGTGGCTGATTGGGAGGACTGCTTCGACAAGATGCGCGCGGAGCAGTTGTCAGATTCCATGATCGTGGCGCACGCGAGAGGAGAGCATCTTGAATTCTGTTGAGACAAAACTCTGTGGGTTTGGCAACCCACCGGATGAAATCAAAGCCAAGTACCCGCGACTTTCCCCTTCAGCACTCATGTGTTTCATGGAGAGCCCAGCGGACTACCACTGGAAGTACATCCTTGGAAACCGCAAAGAACCCACCAAGGCGATGGAGGAGGGAACCCTGATCCATATGCTGGCCTTGGAGCCGCAGGAGTTCGAGAAGCAGGTCTTAGTGATGCCGGTTTTCACGGGCAGAACCCAGAAGGGTGAGTTGACCACGAACCCCAATGCGACCGAAGTCAAGATGGCCAAGGCGAACTGGATCATGGAGGCCTGCCGAACCGCTGGGGTCACCGAGGATGAAATGTATTTCGTGACCGAAGAGGACTTCAAGAAGTTCTGCATGATGAGAGATAACATCCACAAGCATGACGTGCTGAAGGAGATCTTCGCGCAGGGCGCGGGTGCGAACGAGGTGGCGGCCTGGTTTGTTCATGAAGAACTGGGCGTGCTCTTTGTGATGCGCGTGGATAGGCTGACGAATAAAGCCCTGATCTCCGACGTGAAGACCACGAACGATGCGAGCTTCAATGCGTTCCAGCGCGCGGTGGTCAACGGGAACCTGCATATCCAGGCGGCTATCAACGTCGATGGGTTCTCCAAAATCCTGGGCGTGGAGCTGAATGCCTTTGACTGGTCCGTGGTGCAAACGACCGAGCCCTATGGCGTGGTCCACTACCCGCTGGATTTTGGGTCTCTGGAGGCGGCGCGCGCGGAGTATCTCTTTGAGGTCCGCAGGTGGCTGAAGTGCCACGAAGAGAACCATTGGCCCTTCCATCAGGATCAACCGATGGCGTTGCCCAAGTGGAAGTTTGACCAAATCAACGCCAAGATCGAGGGGGAGTTGTTCAATGTTTGAAGAAGAAAACGTGATCCATGCCTGCACGCGGGATGATTTGATCGACGATGGATCTCTGATCGAGATTATCGACATCCTGAAGGACGAGCCCCTGTACCTTCTTCCCAAAACGCTTGGCGTGGATAGCGTTGCCATAAGCCGCCCCCTGCTGCATGGGATAGCGGAAGCCTTTGAAGACTCAAGGATGAAGGCCCTGGTGCTTTTGAACCTGTGGAGGAACTTCGCTTTCAACGCGCGAGTCCTGCAACCACCGACCGCTGAAGACGCCTGGCTTTTGGAGCTTCAAGAGAGCGGACGTGAGGACTCCCACAAGCTGATGGCGGCGTGGACGCTGGAGTCCTTCAAGGGGAAGAATATGCGGTGCGTGACCTTCATGTACCCGGAGGAGCGATGAAGCGGAACTGGGAAGCTCAGGCAAAGAATGACGAGATCGAACAGGATCAATCCATTGAGGACTACATTTCAAAGCTGATTCCTGAAGGGTTCTTCTATGAACCGCGAAGGCATTTCCCACACAAGATCGTGCTCATGCTTTGGCTGCCTGAGGGGTACACCAATGACCACAAAGAAGTCAAAGATGAGGCCGAGTTCTCCAAAGAATTCAAGTGGTCTCTCCAGCACGTCATTGAGGAACTCAGCGAATTCAACCCCACTTTTCAGGTGCAAGGTGGTAGGGGGTCCACGATTGTGATGGTTCACCCTGACAAGAGCACTCTCGAATCAGGAGGGCTGATCCAGTGAACAAGTTGAGCCGTTTGATCGGTAGAGCGACTGGGTTTTTGATGGGCGTCTTTGTGGTGTTCACTGCCCTGGTCGTGGTCGCGGTTGTGTCCATTAAGATTTCACAAGTGATGATGGCTCTCATTTCAGGAGGGCCTTAGAAAGGGGTTATGAAGAAAGGGAAGTACAGAGTGTTGCCACAGTCGATCCAGCCTTTGTCGGATCACGCTATGGCCCACAAGATTCGATGCGAGACAGTTCCAGGTTTCAAGAGGAAGTTTGATAACGAGTTCACCAACAGGGCCAAGGCTGGGCCAGTCAACGTCAAAGATCTTACGGCTGAAATCTTTAAGGGCATGGGGGTGACTGATCCCGTGAGGAAGAAGCCATGATTAAGATACAGTTCAACAGGTGGGATTTTTACCATGACCAGCACGCCTGCTCCAGAGAGTGCGTGAACATCGAGGCCAAGAAGTCCGGGAAGACCAACGTGGTGTTGCTGATATGAAATTGGAATTCCAAAACTTCGCACTCAAGTGCTTCAAGGAGTTCATGGCTCATATCGTTTTGCCGAACGGTCAGACAGTTGGAGAGGCGGTCACTCCGAGAATTGAGCAGGCTTATCAAACCGGAGAGATGCCCCCACTTTTAGGATATTCAGGAGACTCCAAATGAACCCGCGAGATGAGAAGTGGCCTATCAAGAATGAATTTTTCGTTGAGATTGAAGACCACAGTGAAGATGGGTCTTGGTCTGGATATGCGCATTCTGATGAGTTTCCCAAGGGGAGTGACTCAAGGAAAGCAGTTCTTGTTAAGCCAGACACCATCCAAGTCCCTCGTGAGCTGTGGAGGAAGGTGAAGGATCGACTTTATGATTCATGCGCCTGTTACGACGAAACTGTATGTCCTATTCACTATCAGATCAAGGAAGCAGGCCTGTGATGAAAACCGAAGCTGAAATCCAAGAGATGATTGAGAAGAGAATCGAGAAAGAATCTGAAGGAATTGTTCTGATAACAAATCAAGGTGGAGGCGAGTCCGTCCGGCCAGTTTCCGCTCTTCAATTGCAAGCGTACAAATCAGGATTAGGGGCTGGCGTGACTCTCGGTCGAGAGATCGAACGCGAACAGGTGCAGGGGTTGGCGAAAGAGGTCGATGCTGTTTTGAACTTCATAGATAAAATTGGGATGACATCAGGGCCATTGGTCCAAGTGATGAACACTTTGTCGTCCGCCCTCACCAAGCACCAAGCCGCGAGAGGAGATGAGTGATGAAAGTCCATAAAACAATGACGCTTTCCGAACGGAAAAGGCTTGGATTTGAGGGGTATCTTGAAAGATCCCTATGCAATAAAAGAGTCTTCGCGCCGTATTGCAAGCCCACCCCTTTTCTATCGAGAGTGTGGTCAAAGGTGACTTGTCTAAAATGTCTAAAACGAGGTGAATCATGACCACACAATCTGACAGAGAGAAGGCTGATGCCTATTTCAAGCGGATCAAAAAAGATTATCCGAAGGACTTCTCTGACAAAAACGCAACGGTCACTGACTACCTCGCCGGAGCAGAAGCCAAAGACCTCGAATGGCAAGCGAAGGTGCAGTGGTTGGTGGATGCTCTTAGAGAGGCGCATAATCAATTTCTCAATTTTGCCAACGCAAGCACCGCAGACATGGGTGATGACCTGGACACTCTCGATGACTGCCGCGTTATGCATATTGACTGGACTAAGAGTCGCTCAAGATTTCTAGAAGAGAAACTAGTCAAGACCCTCACCCAATTCGCCTCAGGCCAGCCAGCTCAGGGTGTGATGTCTGACGAGGACTTTATGCGTGAAGTGAAAAGAATGGCGGAAACAAATGTAGT